AGCAACAACTGCAGTTATTAGATATTCTTAGGAGCAACACATGCAAGAGTTACAAAATTTTGGGGATAACGCTATAGTTACTTTAGCTACTAGCGCAGCCGATAACGAGACAGTTGGTATTGAAGGACATTACCATGTGGTATGCCGTGATGCTAATGGTGTTTTAAAATGGGAAGATAAAGTTCCTAACTTGGTTACGGCTGTTGGTAAACAACTGTTATTAGACACCTTATTAAAAGGTTCTTCGTATAGTGTTGTCGGGCCTTTTCTTGGCTTAATTAATAACACCTTTACCGCAGCGGCTACCGATACAATGGCTTCGCACACATGGACAGAGTTCACTAATTATACTGTTGGTGGCTCTACCGTACGCGGCACACCTGTGTTTGCCTCAGCTACATCTACAGGCGCAACACCTTCAAATGTAACAACATCAACAGCGGCTTCTATTGTGTATACGATAACAGGTGTTGGTGGTACGGTTTACGGTTGCTTCTTAGTAACAGGCACAGGTGCAGTCAGTACACAATCTAGTACTGCTGGAACATTATATAGTGAAGGTTTGTTTGCTGTAGCTAAAGTTACAACTGCAGGTGATACAGTTTCTGTTTCGTATTCATCAACTGCAACTTCTTAATAGGAACCTCCAATGGCATTAGTTTTCACAGATAAAACACAGGACACAACTACATCAACAGGCTCTGGCCCTTTTGTTTTATCTGGGACAGCACCTGCTGGGTATCAAAACTTTAGTGGGATCGGCAATAGTAATACAACTTACTATGAGATTAATGATGCCAGTGGTAATTGGATGGTGGTTACGGGTGTCTATACATCTGCTGGTACATCCTTATCAGTAGTGACCGTGCAATCATCAAGTGCTGGTGGTACTACACCTGTTAGTTTTGGCGCAGGTTCTAAAACGGTATTCTGTACTTACCCTGCTGGTAAAGCAGTGCTTCTTGATACCTCTAATGCGTTAACCCTAGCTACACCATTGGCTGTGAGTTCAGGTGGAACAGGCGCAACTACACTAGCTGGTGCTAATATCCCAGTGGTTAATGCTGCCAACACCTTCACCGCCACACAAACATTCAACGGCACATCAAGTACGCTTGGCACAGTGCTTTTAGACTCTGCTGAAACTGTTAATATCGTAGCTGCTGCACCTGCATCTACGACTAATCTCTATGTACAATCTGGCTCAGTACAATACTACACAAGCAACGCGGCTAATAACTTCATTGTAAACTTGGCTTTCTCAAGTGGCACATCAATGAATACAGCTATGACTACAGGTCAGTCTGTAACCGCTGCTTTAATCACTACACAAAACACAACAGCTTATTACAACACTGCTGTTCAAGTAGATGGCACAGGTACAGGAGTTACAACTCGATGGATTGGTGGCGCGCCTATTGCGGGTAATGCTTCTGGACTAGATACCTATAGGTTTGCTGTTATTAAAACAGGTAGTGCTACTTATACAGTTTTAGCTTCACTTACTCAATATAAGGCTTAATCATGCCATTACAACAAACAAGTGGTAATGCAACGGCTGATGCTTTTGGTGGTGGCGTAGCTGTTGCGCCTACATATATAGAGGATGTTTTTTCTACTTATTTATATACAGGTACAGGAGCTGCTCAGACCATTACTAATGGGATTGATTTGTCTGGTAAGGGGGGGTTGGTTTGGTGTAAAGACAGAACGGTAGCTAATGGGCATGATCTTTCCGATACAGCAAGAGGGTTCGCTGGTAATTGTGGGTTAAACACAGCATCTACTGCCGCCGCAACAGGTTCGGATATTACGGGGGCAACATCGTCTGGGTTTACCCTAGGAAATATATCGGGAAATGCAAATTATAATGGCGATAAAATAGCCTCATGGACATTCAGAAAGCAGCCAAAGTTCTTTGATGTTGTGACTTATACAGGCACAGGAGCTAACCGTACTATAGCCCATAACATTGGCGGTGCTGTTGGTTGTATGTTGGTTAAACGCACAGATCAAGCTGGTAACTGGCAGGTTTATCACAATAGCTTAACGTCTGCTGCATACTCAATACAATTAAACTTAACAGACGCACAAGCATCGGCACCGACTATCTGGAATAGTACAGCACCGACAAGCTCAGTATTTAGTGTTGGTACAGATGCAACGGTTAACGCTTCTGGTGGGACTTACGTAGCCTACTTATTCGCCCACAACGCTGGAGGCTTTGGTCTTACTGGGACTGATAATGTGATTTCTTGTGGGTCGTTTACGGGAGCATATCCTCTCGATGTAACTCTAGGTTGGGAGCCTCAATATGTGTTGTTAAAGAATTCTACATCATCATCTACATGGTGGATGATGGATACCTTAAGGGGGCTTAGTACGACTACAGTACAAAGCCTTCGGGCAGAAAACTCATCTGCGGAGGGGGCAATAAATGACGTTTATATTGAGCCTACATCTACTGGATTTAGAATGAAAGTAGGGGCAGCGGGACTTGGGTTGGGAGTCAGTTCAACAAACATCTACATAGCCATCCGCCGTGGCCCGATGAAAGTGCCTACTGATGGGACTAAGGTTTATAACGCTATTGCTAGAACTGGGACTGGCGCTGTGGCTACTGTTACTGGTGTTGGGTTTCCGCCAGATTTGGCTATAACAAGAGGTAGAAGTGCGGGAGAAGATACCTGTTTAACATCAAAACTTATTGGCCCTGCCAAATTTCTTAGGTCAGATAGAGATAGTCAAGAAGTAACAGATACTCCGTCTTTAACCAGTTTTGATATGAGCGGCATAACTGTTGGTCCTGACGTATCCTATAACAGATGTAATGGAAATACTATTCCTTACATAAACTGGTTCTTCCAACGCGCCCCAAGCTTCTTTGATGAGGTTTGTTATACTGGGACGGGAGTCGCTAGGACTGTAGCGCATAACTTGGCGGCTGTGCCTGAGTTGATGATTGTTAAGAGTAGAAGCATTAATTATAATTGGTATGTTTACGTTGCAACGCTTGGCGCTGGTAAGGAACTGGTATTAAACAGCGCTAACCCAGAGGCTCTTGATGGGTTGCCACTATGGAACAGCACATCACCAACAAGTACTGTATTTACTCTTGGTAGTGATGCAACAGTTAATCAATCTGGTCAAACATACGTAGCCTACCTTTTCGCAACATGCGCAGGAGTTTCTAAAGTTGGCTCTTATACAGGTAACGGTACAACTCAAGCTATTGCTTGTGGCTTTGCTGGGGGTAGCCGATTCGTGCTAATTAAAAGAACTGACGCTGCTGGTGATTGGTATAGTTATGATACTGCGCGGGGCATGACAGTATTAACAGACCCGTACTTATTATTAAACAGCACTGCGGCTGAAACAGCAACTTTAGGTTCTGTAACATCTACAACAGGCGGGTTTACGGTTAACGCTGCGATACTAGCTGCAATTAATACTAACGCCGCAAGTTACATTTATTTGAGCATATCATAGGGAACACACATGGAAATCAGAACAAAAACAGGCCAAGTAATGTACGAGAGCGAATATCGCGCTTATTTACTTGCTAACAGCGGCCCTTCATTTGGTGTACTTACATCAGAGATAATGGTTGAACTAGAAATTGAGCCTGTATTAGAGGGTGCGCAAGCTACGACTACAGCGCCATACCAGATCAGTCAACGTGATGGTGTAGAAAAAATCGGTGGGTATTGGTACACTAAATACACCATAGGCCCTGTCTTTGTAGGCAATGAAGAAGCTACGGCTGCTGAACAAGAGGCAGCCTATAAGCTTCAAAAAGATACAGAGCAAGCCGCATCGGTACGCCAGTCTCGTAATGATAAACTTAAAGATTGTGACTGGACGCAGCTAGTAGATAGTACGGCAGATAAAGCATTATGGGCTACTTATCGTCAAGCTTTGCGCGATGTATCAGGGCAAGTTGGTTTTCCTTGGGATATTACTTGGCCTGAGCAGCTCTAATTAAATTCAAAGGATAACCTATGTTTGGATACGCCCCCTTTAGTGCTGTACCTTTTTCTACGCTGCGGGAAATTCAGTTTGTAGAGCTTGTTGTTGAGAACATCGGTATGGTCGATGTGATAAGTAACACTGCAGCTCTTTTTAATAGCATTACGGAAAGCTCCACCATTGCAGATACACCCGCCACAAACTACAATACTTTAAATAGCATTACAGAAAGCATTTCTTTACTAGACACCACTTCAATTATATCGCTATATAATCTTGCTATTAACGAGAACTTAGTAGTAAGAGATTCTAGTGCGCTAGGGGGGTGGGTCACTGTAAACAATACTCAATCTTCAAACTGGGTTGATATAAACAATGCCCAATAAGGTAGCTATGAAACTAGGTATACACTGGGGCCAAGCCTCAACACAACGCGGGTTAATCTGGGTGGCTACAGCTCTCGTAGGAGCTGTTTTACTGTATCAAGGCAAGCCTATAGATCAACTCTTATTACTCGCTGGCGGTGTCGCTGGTGGCTTAGGTTTACTGGTTAAAGACTGATGTCTTATATCTGGGTCGGATTACTCTTAATTGGTTTCTCATCAGG